GTATCTAACAATCTGCCCATTCTAGCAATCACCTGTAAAGGAGTTGCAGTAGCAGTTGCTTGAGCAGTTGCACCACCTAGTCTTGGAGCTAACGGAATTGAGTGGTCTCCTGCACTACTTGTAGTAATGTTTCCGAAGTCACCCTTCTTTAGCTTCATGCTTGTCAACAATTCGTCTGAACCTGCAGTTGATACTGCTTTAGTTCCGTTAACTGTTGAGTTAGCTGAACTTGCTACAGCATTATTAGATGCCTGTGCAAATCCTGACAAATAACCAAGTACGTCTTGGTCATAGTTATCTTTCAGTCTGTAACCTGCTCTGTCACTTGCGAGTTGAGAGAAGTTTACGTGACTGTGAGCCTCTTCAATATCGTCTATCTTGAAAGCAAAATAGTTTGCTTTGTCAATAGTCAATGTGAAGTCTTCATCGTCAAGGTCTTGAGGCTGAACGTTTGCACCTCTAGCATATTCCTTAACAGTGATTTCTGGCTCTTTTATTATTTTTACGGAATCACCCATGTTGGCAATCTCACCAAAGTAATCTGAATTGGTGATATTTTCAACAACGGAGTTCTTCCTGAAGGCTAACTGAACCTGCTTAGAGTAAATAACTGGGGAGAAATTACCATTAGGCAGATTACCATAACCTGCTGCAGTTTTAAATGCCATTTTTATCTCCATTGAAATAAACAAATGTATACGTATTGTATACGACAGATTTACTCGTCATCGGCTAATAGTACATTGAGGTTGTGTGTTTAGTAGCTATTTAAACACAGGCTCATACCATCAGGTAGGCTTCCAAGTGTGTTGTAAGTATGAGTATCCAAAGTGGGGTCACACTTTTATTTATTAATAGTTATACATATTAATAATCTTTTGTCAACTATTTTATCTAGCTGACCCTGATACATCATAGATAAAGTTTCCTGAACGTATAGCTTCCATGATACTATCAGAATTTTTTTCATATTCTTCTGCAGACATTGCCTGTACTTGAGATTCTAGGATTTTGCTAGAGTTTTGCTCAACATCAGGAACAGACCTAGTATTTTTCGTTTTAACTTCCAAAGCAGCACTCTTATTACTCGTGCTCTTATTTTTCTTATCAATACCTCTATCTGATTTGTACAAGTCAATGGCTCTTGCTGCTGACCTTGCATCTTCACTATTTTCATAGAGTGCATCTTGTATCCATTTAGGTTGGTTGTCTGCCCATTCGTGAAAATCATCACTTTCTCTTATCTCTGCAAAATCAGGATGCATTTGAAGTAATTCTACTTCTGCCCTTTCTTTTGACGTTCTTGCATTTAGTTCATCTATCTCTTTTATTCTTTTTTCTAAAGCATCCGATTGTTCTTTTGCTTTTTTAATAGCTATAGTCTCTACTATCCCTGCAACATCAGGATACTCTTTTGCCCACTCTTCTATTTCTTTTTCTGTTTTAGGCAACTTCATTTCTTTTTTAGTAGCTTTTTCTAGTTGTGCTTTTAAATCATCAAGTTGCTTTTGAAACTCTTTTTCTTTTTCTTGAGAGTGTCTACGTAAATCTCCATAACGTTTCTTAAAAGTTTTTTCTTCTGCATTCTTCGGTTCTTCCTTATCCTCTGCTTTCTCTTCTTCAATTTCTTTAGCAGGTTCTTTAGTATCACCTAATGCTTCTTTTTTTAATTTTTCTAGTTCTTCCTCATCTTTTTTTATTCTGTCCTCGTGAGTAGAACGTTTATTCATAAATGCTTTTTTAGTTGGTGTTGCATCTTGCACCATTTCTTTAGCTTGTTCTGCCATTTATTTTCTCCTTGGGGTTATCGTAGCCAATTATTGTTGGGGGATAAGTAGCCTATATTGTGGGTTATTTACGTGAAGCTAACCCACCTCGCTTCATCTTTTTCTTTGCCTTGGATAAATTTCTTTTTTTTATAAAACCACCCACTGCAGTAGAAAATCCCATATCTGTGGAATCTGGACTTGTTGGGTCTGCACCACTATCAGAGTCATCACTTTGATAATAATCATACGTGTATGAACCTGTTTGTGTAGGACCTGCTGTAGGTAAAGTAGGTATTTGTGTTGCACCTCTGTCAGTAGCTTCTTTTACACTTTTATCTGTTGGAAAAGCACTATCTGTTCTAACTTTGCTTGGTTCTTGAGTATCAGGTGTAAATTTAAAAGTAGGGTCAGGTTTAATATCAATGCCACTAAGGTCTACTTTTACTTTAGGGTCTTTTGTTATGCTAGACCTACCTAATTCTTTAGTATTAAAATAACCTATTTCAATTTTTCCTGTTCTAGGATTTCTTTGTCCTAGTACAGTTCCTCTACCCGGACCTCTATCATATTGTAATCCCATACCTTCAACGTTTCTCCACGTTCCACCTCTAATTATGCCAAGACCATTATCTCTTACATAAATATCTTTAGTCTTATCTCTCGTAGCATTTAAATCATAACCTGTATTAAAACCTGCTATTCTTCTAACCCCATCTGATATTGTTTCAGATGTTATTCTTGGCATACCTGTTAAATCTCTGTATGCATTTTCTCTTTCTATTTGGTTTTTAGTCATTGTTGTAGATGCAGCATTAGAAGTATATCCACCAAAATGATTTGATTTTAACATGGTAAATAAATTTTTACCAAAATTCAATCTATCATTAAACATAGACATTTCTGAACCCGGAGCACTAGGTAAAGAAGTTTTTATACTTCCCCCATAATTAATACTATTAGGATTTGTTTCTATTAAAATACCTACATTATTATAAACACCTGACGGATACTTTGATGTATCAGGATGCAAACTACCCGGAAAATGTCCTAAAGACAAAGTTCTATCATCTACTGTTAATCCTAAATTTTTAGCTATTTCATCTACACTATTATAACCCAAACGTTGTGCTCTTTGACTTTGTATATCAGTCGTAAATCCTTTTTCAGGTTGTCTATTAAAAATACCACCTATAATAGGTAAATCAGCAAGGTCAAATTCTGCATAAGGATTTTTAGAAAAGTCAATATCTCTTAATCCTTTTACTTTGTCTATTAAAGAACCAAAAATTGAAGAAAACGTGCTAGGTGGTGTTCCAACACCCATAGACATACCTGCGGCAGCCAAATCTTGTCTATTTCTTTCAGCAAAATCAGCTTCGAGTTGTGCAATTTCTGCAGGTGTTTTACCTTTTTTATCTTCTTCTGTTAATTGATAAGGTGTGCTAATAGATTGACGAACAGATGTATCACCAGTTGTAAATACATCATCACTATCATCACTATCTTGTCCTATTACTCTAGTAGTCTTTATGGCTTCTGTTGGTTTTTCTTTTTTAGCTTCTTCTTTTACATCTCCTTCAAATATAAATCCTGCAGGTATTGGATATATTGGTTTACCATCTATAAAAGGAATATACAATTCTTCCCCTGTTTCAGAATTTACATATTTTTTAGTTTCGGATTTTTGTAATTGACCAAAAGGTGCTCCAATTAATGATTGAAAAGTTGGTGTTGCTGCAGTATCTGTTCTAGGTTTTGGCATTTGACCTAGCTGTCTAAATTGAGTTGTATATTGACTTTGTTCAGGTACAGATACTTGAGGTGTTTGTGCATTAACATTTGGTAATATATTAGGCTGTCCATAAATAGAAGGTCTAATTAATTGTTGTTGAGGTTGTGTAAATCTTACACCTTCAGGTATAATTTTAGGAGTTTCTACTTTAGGTGCTTCAATAACCATGCCTCCTTCTTGCATTTTATTTGGAATAAAAGGTAATTCATCAGACATGGTAGCTTGTTCAGAATTGCCTAACTGACCCATGTCATCCATCATATTAATACCTTGTTTTGCTTGTTGTCTTAACTTCATAAGTTTTTCTAAACCATGATACCTTACAACGTCTGCAGGTAAAACAAATTCACCTTCACTTAATTTTGCAGGTATATCATCTCTAACTTCTTCTGCAGTGGATGCTTTGGGTATCTCGTTTCCTGATACAGGGTCTTTTACATTAGGTGCTTTTACCATTTTTCCAACGTCACCAAACATTTCTAATTGTTGTGCTTGTAAATCTTTTTCCATAGTTGTTCCACCTTTATTCATGTCCATTTGTTCAGGATTTGTTTTAGCTAAAACGTAATCATCCACACCTTGATACATATTATCTCCTTCTACTGCACCACCTTGAGAAAACTTTTTACCTAATATATTTTCTACGTCTTCTTTAGATGGTAAATCTTTAACACCTAACTCTTCTTGTAATTTTTTAGTTTCTTTTTTTGATAATACTCTATTAACTCTCATATTACCACCGACTACCCACTTATCACTGTCAGCTTGACCATCTACATACTTATAACTACCACCTACAGGAACTTTATCATTTATATCTGTTTTTCCTTCTTTTGCCAACATGCTTTGATAATCTATATCATCTGCCATATCTACTTCTGCGTATACGTGGTCTTCGGCTCTTCTTTTTACATAGAGTTGCCCTTTTCTTTTCTTTATCGCCTCAGGAGTTATACCTGCCTCTATTAATTTTTGTGCCTCTTTTTTACTAATTTTTATATCTTGAGGACCTATATGTGTAGCTACAGGAAATTGACTTGCATGAAATCCGGGTCTAGCTGCTACTGCAGTTACTTTTCCAAAAGGTGCTTCTTCTGTTCTTTTTACCCTATCTGTAATATATCCTTTTTCAATTAACTTTTTTCTTGTCTTTTCATCAGGTATAATGATAGACTCACCTGTTGCTTGTTGTTTTTCTGCTTTTATTTTTTTTATTTTAGTTTGTTTTTTAGCATTACTCCCTAACTCATCATACTGTGCTTTAGTTATTTTTTTGCCATCAGGGTCAATGTATTGTATTTTACTTTCTCTTTTTGCACCTTTACTTGGAACATACATTCTTCCATTAGGTGCAGTAAATGCCTCTTCAGGAAACTTTGCTTCTATAAATTCTTTTTCAGGTATTTTATTTTTAGCATCTACAAATAAAGGATATAATCCATCTTCTCTCTGTACAAATAATTTATATGCTTTTCTAATTTTTTTAGGAGTAACTAAACTTTTAAATCCTCTTCTAGCTATATCCCCCACTACAGGAATTGCACCTAATCCTAATGCTACTGCATCAGTACCTGCTGCTAAATAATCTCCCTTTTCTATATTTTTACCTAAACTAATTGCGTCTTTTGTTTCACTAACTCCCGGAATAAAGTCTGTAGTTATGTCTGCTACTTGCGTTAATCCCTTTTTAACTTTTTCGGCTTCAAGCATTCTTTGAGTATCTGTTTTACCCTTTCTTTGTGCTATTCTACTCTCAACTGACATCTTTACCTGTAACTTCCTCTCTAAGCATTTTTAATTTTTGTAAGGTATAAATACTTCCTTGTGCCCTGTGAACTGTTGCCATATCGTTAGCTTGTTCTAATATTTTATGTTGTCTTTGTATTAATACATCAATGTATTTATTGAATTGTATTTGGTGGTGTACCATCTGCTTGAGGTTGCCCAGTATCTGCCTGTGCTTGTCCTTGTGGTTGAGGTTGTTGTCCATTCTGCCTTGCTCCTGTAAATCCTTGTTCTCCCGGAATAGGTGCTTGACCTGTTCCTATAAATCCACCACCTGAACCTGTTGGGTCTGATGGGTCTGCACCTGCAGGTGCTTGTGGAGGTTGAGGTTGTGTTCCTTGAATTTGTTTTAGTAGTTCTACTTGTAATGCAACTTCATCCATATTATTAACAACTTTAGCAGGGTCTAAATCCAATGCCTTTGCAATCTCACGAATAATATAATTAAATTTTGCAAAAGGTGCAAGTGCAGGACTAGATGCTATTTGTAAAAATTGCATAAGTCTTTGTGACCTAACCTCATTTGCCATAAGACTTTCTGTGCCTCTAGCTTTAACTTCTAGGTCTCCTTTTATCTCTGGGTCGTAGTCAAATTGCATATTAAATCTAAATAAACCCTCACCTAAAGGTCTCAATAAATAATCATCTACATTTTTAATAACAGTTTTAATACTTCCTGCTGCTGCATTCATAAGCATTGATATTCCTGAAGCAGTTCTACCTACACCCATAACACCTGTTTGTCCATGTGCAAAAGAAGGAAAGCCTGTGCTTTCATCTGCTAATACTCTTGCTTTATCAAACAACTGCATATTTTCATTGGATACATTCGGAAACTTTGTTCCAAAAATTGCTTGACCCGGTGCTCCACCTTGTCTTCTAAATATTTTACCGGGATATACAGATAAATCTTGACCCGGAACTAAATTAGTTTCATCTACTTCTATTAGTAAGTTACCTGATAAAACTGCATTATCTACTGCCATTCTCATAAAACCATTCATAAGAGTTTGAGTATCATCCATGTTTTCGGCTAAACCAACACCAAAAAATGAATATGGATTTAATTCATAGGGTGCTGCCATGTAAGGAATAATTGCAGGTTTAAATGGATTTAACACTGCTCTTATTAATTTATTATTACATACCCAAATATTAGCTTGTAATTCATCAAAATCTTTTAACTCTTCAGGTATGTCTATTTCTTCCTGTGTTAATAATGAAGTTTCTACCATACCCCAATATTCAAAAACTTCAAATCTTTCTACGTAATTCTCTTGATTATAATCTGTTAAATCATCTTCCCAATATTTTTTTACGTAGTTTTCGCCTTCCTCTATAACTGTATCAATAACATTACCTCTAAAGAAAGGTCTTCTCTTTAATGCTCTTAAATCAGACCTTGACATTTTATGTCTTTCCATAACATACTGTGCTTGGTCTATATTATCAGCATCAGGGTCAGGATAAAAATCCCAGACAGAAACATGAGAAACTTGTGGGATAGTTTTAAAAACAGGATTATAATTACCTTGCTCATCCCAATTAGGATATTCTTTATCTATAGCAAAAGGTCCTTTCATAATACCTGTGCCAAATAATGCCATCTCAAATGCAGTGCTTCTTAAATGTTTATTAGCTCCTGATTCTTGTAATTGGTCTACTATCTTTTTTTCCATAGATTTTGCTGCAATCATTGCAGGACTAAATGTTATCGCTGACGGAGTTTCGCCAACACCTTCTTCAAGTTTTTCAACATCTTGCAACTTTTCTTGTAAAGGACCAAGACCATTTTGTAAATTTTGTACAGTAGCTCCTTTAGGAAACTCCATACCATCATCACGGAAACCATAAGGGGATTCCATATTTGGTTGATTACGTAACTCTTCAGGTTCTTTAGGGTCAAAGTGAACATCTTTTTTTACTCCTTCTGGTAATTCAGTGGGTTCTATACTTATGGGAAATTTACCACCTGCAAATAAAACATCAACTATTTGTCCATAAGCTGCTAGAGTTTTGGTTTTTGTTACCTTTATAAAAACTCTTGACTTCTCTGCTTCAGTAAATTGAACATCAGGACCATATAATCCTCTATAGTTTCTATATGCAGTAAGCCATCTTTGTTCATCTTGATATCTATAATCATAGGCACGTTTATATCTATCATGTACA